CTATTCACTGTGTTCCAACCAAACACTTTCCTAAAAAGGAACTTCGAGGGACGCTCTTGGTGAGATAATGTATAATTCCACGCTCATATAGATATAAAGAATAGAAAATGAAAAATATGCAGTATATAATTATACATAAAAGCTTTTTGGTTTAAGGGACTTTGCTTTCAAAAGCCCCCTGCCTTTCCATTTAGAGAAAGTGTTTGGAATGATTCCAAAACTCATCTTTCAATTGCTCGTAAGATGGTAATAAATTATCCCAAGTCCACTCTTCTAAATCATGTTCCTTGATTAAATTCAAGAACATATCTTTCTTTTGCAAATACGTTTCTTTTCCATAAAAGAAATATTCACGTACTGCTGATGACATTATATCTAAAATTTGTTCTTGCCAAACTACAGATTTAGATGCCACCCATACCGTTAAACTCTTCTCTATAGATTCATGATCTAGCGGACATAAAAATGCTTGAACATCTTTATCCCATTTCCATGATCTCTTAAGAAAAGAGGCTTCACGTATGTTCACGTATGCAACACTATCGGCTTCTTTGTCTGCCATAGTATAAACAACACCATTTCTAGCTAATTCCTCAGCTATAGTAGTATGATTAAACCATGGAGCATTCTTGGAAACACCCATAATGTTGTCATCACCATAAGTCATTAAGGAAACATTTTTCCTAAATGATAAACATTCTTTCTCCGGATTCAACTGGTAATAGCAATATCTCACATAAAGAGAATTAACTAAACCATTAATCACAACAGTCAAAGGATGACCGGAAGGATTTGAACCAAAGAACTGTACAAAATCTCCATTGAATTCTACAAATGGAAATGCTGTATCTACAGCAATTCCATCTATAACTCTCAATTCTTCTGTACTGTACTTTCCACTCTTTTTTGCTAAAGCTTTCAAAATATCAAAAGCTAACAAAATAAGCTTTGGAGACATACGTTTATCAAAAGACTTATAATCTCCAGCAACAATTCTATCTTCACCATGTTTGGTAAGATATTCATATATTTGTTGCCACTCAATAGATTGAGCGATAGTACCAGGAGCACTTTCAAAAACATATTTATTGAGTTGTAAAACTCTCACCATGTTTAGTAAGTACTTTCTTACTACTATACTCCAATCTACTGGCGCACCAGTAAAAACTCTTGTTTTGCCTATATTTGCTTTCTTGAAAGTTACTGCTTCATCTTTAAGATGAGCACAAAAGTTTGGCATACAACGTTTGCCTTGCTTATATTTATCTTCCATGGCATGCGATCTTTTCATTATTACATCATCAAAAGTTATTGCATCTGGCGCGTTTTCATTACCAAGAATACTCTTTATAAAAAATTTTTTAGATTTTTTAAAAGGATTCCCAGCTGAAGTCTTCCTATTTATTTTATCAATAAATGTTACTCCAGCACAACCATTAATGGTAGTGAATTCATCCAATACACCCATCATATCGAAGTATTTTGGCTTCAATTCTGATATAATATCATTAATGAAGGAATCTTTCACCTTCTCTAATATACT